TTCAAAGAGGATTTATACAGCCATGCAGCTGCAATGCTGGAACAGGACGGAAAGCTGGAAATAATTAATGACTTAAAACTGCTAAAAAGCCTCAAATGTATGACATTTAATTACACAGCAGAGAAAAACATACGCATTTTTGGGAAATATTCGCATCTTTCCGAAGCATTTGTGAGGGCTTGCTGGGCTGAAAAAGCGAAAAGCTTAAAACTATTCGTATATTAAGAATAAAAATGGCATTCGTAATCGTAACAACGGGGGCAATCGGAGCTATGGCGGGGGAGAATGTAGACGCTACGGGCTGGACTGCAACCAACCAGGAGGCATGGGAATTGCAGGCGATTTCTGACTTATGCAACCTTTGCAGGTACAATTTTGCAGATAATTATGCGTCGCTGAATACTGATGTAAAACATTCTGTTTTTGAATATCTATGCAGGTACATAGCATTATCGGGCATAGCGTATAACATGGCAGGATTTACGTCGAGAGTTGAAGCGGAGGATATGCTTAACATTCATATATGGAGAATGAAATATCTGCAAAAATTATTATCAGACCAAAAGGCAATAACATTCATAAAAGGTGCATGATGATAAAAATAATTGGAAGAATATTGGGGCTTGCAGCGTGCATAACATCAATATGGATTATAATTAAAATACTCACACAGGGATATATCCAGCTAATAGAGCCAAATTTATTTATTCTGTGGACGGAACTAATGCTGATGGTTGCGGGAACAATTATACTGATTTTTGACATAAAGCAAAGAACATTAGAAAAGGTAAAAAATGCCGTTAATAATTGAAGATGATGATAGGGAAGAAAGCATTTTCCCCCATAACAGGGATTTTAGCGAGGGAGTAAGAGAAAGGGGAATAAGGGAAGGACAGGCGACGATAGTTGTGGCACTTGACGGCTCGGGGGACGCTGAAACAATTCAGGAAGGAATTAATATGCTGCCAACGACGGGGGGAGTTGTCTATATAAAAGAGGGAACTTATGTTCAAAAATTAGACACAGCAATAACAATGGGGGCGAATATTCAATTAAGGGGTACAGGAAAAGCAACAATAATAAAGGCAGATGCGGGAAGCGCAAGCACAATGATAACATTAGGGGCAAATTGCTCTTTAGTTGATTTATACATTGACGGTAGAAACCTAGATAATGCAGGGGTGACAATAGCATCAACAGACTGCTTTATAGTAAACTGCTATTTTGTTGACTGCAACGACAATTCAATAAATTTAAATTCATCAAAGGCAAGAATTTTAAATAATTCAATGTCAAGCGGAAATCATGGAATCACATTAACAGGAGCGACAGAATGCATTATAATCGGAAATAACATATTTTCAAATGCGGGAGGGGCGAGAGGAATTTATATAATAAACACATCGGACAACAACATTATTATGGGAAATGTGATAGTTTCAAACGGAAACGACGGAATTGAGTTGGAGGCAACATCAGATAACAACATAATCGAAGGAAACATAATTAAGAGTAACGGGGCTGTCGGAATTCACATAGCAGCTGCTTCTGATGATAAAAATTTAATTCATGGAAATATTGTTCTGTTAAACACAACAGCCCAAATAACAGACAGCGGAACAGCAACAACTGTAGCGGACAACATAACAGCATAAAATGGCACTAACAAAAATATCGTCGGCAGATTATACGGATTTTTCCAGCAAGACTTATGCAGATTCAGCAGCAGCGCAGGACATTACTTTATACCCAAGCTCATTCAGGACTGACGCAGCTGCCGAAGAGGTTGGATTCTGGCAGAATAATGACTGGATAAACCAGCTTGGGGCTTATTTGCAGGTTTCAGAACTGGGGGGAATGATTGACAGGAAAGCGCAGTATGTCGTCGGGAAAGGATTTAAAGTAAAAACATTCAGGGAAAAGCTGAAAGAGGGGCTGGGAATGGACAGCGTAAGCAAGCAACTTTCAAAAATAAGGGGGAACGGGCTGGACACTTTCAATTCAATAATGTATAATGCAGTAAAAACATACACTATCGGGGGGGATTTCTACGGAGAGCAGATAAGAAATTCAAGAAATGAATTAAAGAATTTAAAGCCCCTAAACCCAGGAAGCGTCAGGGTTGTAGGAAGCAATAAAGGAATAGTCAAAAGGTATGAAATTTATGATTTCAAAGAAATTAATGCAAAGCCTACAATTTTAGAGCCAGAGCAGATGTTTCATTTAGCTTACAACAGGATAGCAGACGCAATACACGGGCAGAGCCTAATAACAAAGCTAATGCCGATTATTGAAATGAGGCAGGAAGCAATGAAAGATTTAAGGGTTGTTTTCCACAGGTATGTAAAGCCACTTTTAATATCATCTGTTGATACGGACGACACGGCGGAAATTTTAGCATACAAGAACAAGATGGATTCTGCAATGGAAAAGGGGGAAAATCTTGTAGTGCCTAAAGGAGTGGTTGACTCCATCGAGAAAATATCGATACCGCAATATTCTACTTTAGACCCCCTGCCCTGGCTGAAATTACTGCAAAATGAATTTATTAAGGCAGAGGGAGTGCCTGCGCTCGTGCAGGGAGTAAGCAGCCAGGGGACAGAAAGCGAAAGCAAAATGCTTTATTTAAGCTGGCAGCAGATAGTAGAATTTAACCAAATGTTTTTGGAAGAACAGATAAAGGCACAGATAGGAATTGATTTAGAGTTTGAATTTCCAGCAGACATATCGCCAGTTTTGGCGGTAGATAACAAAAAAGATTTAAGCCCAAACAGCAAAGATGTTGCGCTGGGCAGGGGGAAAAATGCCTGATGAAGAATTTGATGATGAAGATGACGGAGAAGAAATTGATTAACAGAAAAGCAATAAGGGACACGTCGATAAACACGATTGCAATAGGGCTGACTGGGGCAGGGGCAGTTGCGCTAACTTCGGGAAAATACATTCACGGGGCAATCCTGATCCTTGCAGGGGCAGGATTGGAATACTTAAAATATCATTGGAGGCTTATTAGCAACTCCATAGAGAAGAAAAAGAAAAAAGGTGATTAAATTGGCAGAAGAAGAAACAAAGAAAGAAGAAGCGGAAGAAAAAGAGGACGCAGAGGCAGCTGGAGAAGCTGCCGAAAAATCCGCCCTGGACGAAGCAAAGGAAGTTTTAAAGGGATTAACGGCACAAAACAAAATAATGGCTGATAATCTGAAGAAAGCCGAGAAGCTGCAAGCTGATATAATGCTCTCTGGAAAAACGCCAGCTGGCGCGCCAAGCGGGCCAACTGCGGAAGAAAAGGAAATTGCAGCAGCAAAGAGCCTGATAGCAGGGACGGGGTTTGAGGAAAGGCTTTTCCCGACAAAAAAATGATTTTCATAAAAAAGAAGTGCAGGAAATGCGGGGAGGAAAGGAAATTTATGGAAGGAAGCGACAGGGACATATACTCAATCTGCGGAAACTGCTGGGACTGGAACTGCGACGCTGTGGAAAATTTAGAGATATTAAATAATGCGATAATTGCTTAAAGGTTTTAAGCAAAAACAAAAAGTTTATATATATGCTTATTCTAAGGCTCGTTTATGGCAAATGAGGCAGTAATTATTGAACTTCTTGGAAACGGGGGCGACCCCGTAAGATTTACGGTAGCAAATGCGACAACAATAGAAAAAGGCACTTTGCTAAAGATGACAGACCCGAGAACTGCAATAGCCACATCAGCTGACAATGATCCCTTTGCTGGGATTGCAGCAGCGGAAAAGGTTGCAAGCGACGGGGCGGTAACATTGGCAGCTTATACTCACGGAATTTTTGACCTTGTAGATTCGGGGACAGGGGTTACGGTAGGCGAGAGAGTATCAATAGCAGGAACTAATCTTATTTCAAAAGTAGCAGCCGCGGACTTGCTTTTTGCAGATGTAGGAATTGCGCTGGAAACAGCATCAGCAAGCGAAACCATTGCGGTTTTAGTAGGCTCAGGATTCTAAAATGCCAGACACAACAGGACAGGCGGATTTGAGGGCAGAGAATGTCAGCAGGGTTGTAGCTGGTTTTGCATTGCAGGAATACAGAATGAAGCAGCTGGTAATGATTTCAAAATCAGCTTCATGGAAAGAAAGCTATTATCAGGAAACAGCTGCGGACTTGACGGGCGGATTAGGCTCGGCAGTAAAAGGAATTCCTCGCCTGGCAAATTTTCCTTATGGGGAAGTTAGCTGGACTCTGCAAAGCTCATATTTACTAAAGCACGGAATGGAAGGGGTTTTGTCGTGGGAGGACGCAATAACAAATAACGTCGATGTTATTGCAAGAACGCTTTTAAGGATTGCGAGGGCAGTAACCAAATCGGTAGATACAGAGATTTATAATGCGCTATCAGAAAACGACACACCGTCAAATATTAACACGGTAGCGGTTGCAGTCGGGTATGAATGGGACAGCACAACGATAGCCAACAGAGATCCCATTCAGAATATTCTGGACGCAAAAAAAGAAATAGCGGAAGATAACTACGACCCAGACAACGGAAACGGATTTCTAGTATTGACACCGAAAGATTTTGCGAACTTACTCGGAAATGCGAACGTAAGAAATGCAGGGCAGTTTTACACCAGCGACGTAACAAGAAACGGCAGGGTAGGGAAATTATTGGGGCTTAATGTTATTGTTTCAAATTCAGTAACAGCAGATAAAGCACTCGTAGCAATAGGGCAGGAGTGCGCAACGTGGAAAGAAGCGGTTTCGCTGACGGTAGCAACACTTCCAGACGCAGGCGTAAAATACACGATAAGGGCGTTTGAGATAGGGGTTACACAATTAATTAATCCAAAGGCAGTATGCCTTATCACAAATACACAGGCTTAAATCCTTCTTATGACACTTGAAGATGTATTATTCGTTAAAGAATTAGTACCTAAAAATATTATTGCACAGGGAAATATCACAGTGCAGTTTGACACGTCAGAGGCTACAACAGGGGGCTGGGTTTTCAAGGATTCGGATGGCTTTACGGTTGCAAGAATAGACAGCAGCGGAAACCTACACATGAGGGGGAACGTAATAAAAGACCTATAATGAAAAAAATAATTATAGCTTTCGGAATTTTGCTTTTAATGATGATTTCAGCAGGGGCATTTACATATAACCAAATATCAGCCCCGGCAAGCTATTCAACATCAGCATCAGCTTCAATAAACATAAGCGGCGGCATAAACATAACCGCATTTCCATATTTGACGGGAAGGGCGGCAGGAGAAAACGGAACTTATGCCAATGTTTCAAATCATACAATAGGGGTAAGAATTTTAAACAAATCCAGCAGCTCAGGGACTTACGGAATTTTAGCGAGCAGCGCAGCCTTGACGGTAAATGCGCATAATTCATCGGGAAACACGAATAACTTTTGGAATTTCACGGCAACATTAAAAGAGGGAAGAAACTGGATAAGGCTGAACTTTACAAACGTTTCAAGGAATGACGCGGGGGGGTTTGGCGGCTCGATTACTGATGAAGTGATTATTGACATAGACACGGAATTATACAGGATAACGCTAAAGCCATTCAGCAAAATAAACTTTTCGCTCGACACGGGGGACATAAACATATCAGGAAACCTGCATATTGGATCAGGGGGAAATATCACAATGATACAGGGAAGCACAAGATACACTTGCGGCCCTAACGGGACAGGCAAGCCAATGATATGTGTATAAAATGGATAAAAAAATTATATGGTCGTCAGGGGCAGCAGCTTTAGTTGCAGGACTTCTTGTATTTGGGGGATTGTCTTTAGATAATCCTGAAAATTATGGCTGCGAGGAAAGAAATATTATAATGCCATGCGACAGCCTGAGCCAATACTACGGGCTGCAAAACGGGAAATGCAATAATGCGGAATTTGGAAATAAATTATGCAGGTCGGGCTGGACGAAGGACTTTATAATTGAAGGAGAAAAAAAAGAGATTACAGCAGCAGAGCCTCAAGACTGCCCAATTAAAGTAATAGCATACACCAACACAGGCAAATATTTCTGCGAGGGAATAGGAGAAGGGAAAAAGTGCATAAGAACGACAGAAATATTGTCGGAGCTGGGATAAAATGGCGGCGGGAGATGTAGATGTTCAAATTGTAGCAGCGACAACGGCTGCGGTCGATACTGCTGTTACTGCTATGAGGACAACGGCAAACGATAAATGGCTTATGTGCTCGATAGCAAACGGGCAGCAGATTCTAATAGTCAATATTGAAGAAGCCTAAAATGAAAAAAAGAATTATTCTCAACGTTTTTGTGCTGCCTGAAAATTACGACAAGCTGAAATATTCTTTAAACAAAATAGCAAGCTACTCGGTAAATATCTCAGATACGGAAAAAAGCCATATAGAAATGCACGACTGCGGACACGACGAGGGAAAGAGCTGCACAAAAGAGGAGGTTCTGCTATAATGGCAGCGGGCGACGTAACGGCAGATTTAAGCTCAATATCTGCAAAAAAAGGGGCGTTATTTGATGGAACAGACGACATGATAGAAATAGAGGGAGGGATAGCAGACTACGAAGTACAAAGATTTACAATATTGGCATGGGTCAAAACGGCAACAGATGATTATTTAGTCGTTGCAGGAAACAGCCCATTCAACAACACGCCAACATCAAGCGGTTACGGATTAAGGACAAACCAATCAGTCGCAAAATTAGCACTAAGGCTCGGGGACGCAGACGGAACGGAAATTAATGTAGTAGGGGCAACATCAATAAATGATAATATTTGGCACCATGTAGCAGCAAACTATGACGGAAGCAATATAAGGGTTTATCTTGACGGCACACAAGACGGAATAACGGCATTTACGGGAGAAATTTTGTTTGTTACAAGAACAATAAAAATAGGCAGAAGCGGAAACATCGCAAATTATTGGAAAGGGCATATTTCCGACGTGAAAATTTACAACAGGGGATTAACCGCAGCAGAAATACTCGCAGCATCAAAAGGGGAGAGAATTGCAGAGGGCTTAATTTCAGAATGGCTTTTGAAAGATGACTATACTGACTCCGTAGGCGGAAATGACGGCACAAACAGCGGCTCAAGATTAGGAAATTATGAAGCTACAACAGAAGAAGCAATCAGAGCAGCAAGAAGCGCAGCTGGCTCGGCATCAGCAACTTATTTGCTGGCTGACATAGGAAACGGCAGGCAAGTTGTTTCAACAGTAATAGACGAAGCTTAACACTCTTTCTTTTGACAATAAAGGGGGGTTTGACACCCTTGCCCCCCTATACAAAAACCTATTCTTTGGGCTGCTGTGCATGAAAAGGGGGAGTTATTGCAATAACTTTTTATCAGTGCTAAAAAGGCTCGACGGGAAAAAAGCAAGCAGCAGCCAGGAAAGGGCCTGGCAGGCCTGCTTTTTCCCTCGAGAAGTTTCTGGAATTTGAGGATTTCGGCTGCCACTGACTGCTAGGGAAAATGAGGATAAAAAATTCAGTTTTCAGAAAAATTTTTAAATGAATATACTAATAAGGCACATTGATAGGGCTTTATGAGCCTAAAAAGGATTTTTGACAGAATTGCAGGCAAAAAAACACATCTCAGGCTGCCGCCAGATACTTGCCGCTGAAAGATGCGGCTGGGGCAGGAACAGTCCGCCAAGCCCGAAGAATAACCAAAGGTCGGGAAGCGTCTTTTTTGTTGTAGTGCAGAACGAGGGCGGAAAAGACCAACAAAGTGGCAGCCTGTAGGCATCGCCATAGAGCGTAGCAAAAAAAAGCTGGGCTTTCGGGCAATTAATTACTAAAGTCCTGAGTTAAGGCGTGTCATGTGTTTTTAATAAATTCCGAGATTAAGGTAATTAAAAATCTAATTCTTAAAAAAATAAAAAAAGAAACAAGAAAAGCGTAAAGCGTTTGTCGTTAGTAATTAATTAAAAACAAAAAGTTTATATATGGAATAGTAATTAATTAAAAATTAATATGGCAAGAACAACTGAATTTATGAAAAGGAACGAGGCAAGGATTATCGTTTATCTGCTCCAAGCAGCAAATCCACTCAAATATGGAAGCTACATAAGCGACAAACTAAATATTGACTACGCCTACGTGATGAAATTAATGGAAGCAATGTATCAAAAAGGCTGGATAAAAACGCACATATTCAAAGGAAGAATTTACTTTAACGTAACACTACAAACGCCTACAAAGGAAGCAAGGGAAAGGCTCGCAGAAATTCAATTAAAATCAGACACGGAAAATGACACTCTCCCAAAATAAATCCAGCTAAAGTCGAGGACAAAAAATGAAGCAAGCATCTAAAAGGAGATTTAATTGAACGTAAAACCTTTTTTTCTGATGAAAATATAATCAAATTGACAAAAATGAGATAAAAGAATATGCCAGAAGGGAGATGGAGGCGAGAGGTGGAAGCAATGAATAAAAACGAGGCTGAAGATGACCTCTCTGCGGTGACTGAGCAGGATAAGATTGCGCCCTAAAGGGGCAGCGTGAGGTGCAAGAATGAACTACCGAGAACGAATCAATCATAAAATCGAGTATGCAGAAGTCAAAGCAGCGGAATTAAGCGCATCCAGTGATGCTTTTTTCTCAAAATCTGTTGAAGACCATACGGGCATCCCATGCGGGCAGCCTATCCTTGTAGGCCATCATTCTGAAGGTAGGCACAGGCGGGCTATTGAAATGTTTGGAACCCATGTTAAAGGGGCTTTGGAGGATGCGGACAAGGCAAAGTTTTACGCTGAGAGGGCAGAACGTCTTAAATCCAATTCTGTTATCTCTTCTGATAACCCTGAAGCGGTCAATCTTCTTAAAACAAAGCTTGCGGCTCTTGAGGCACAGCGTGAGAAGATGAAAGGGACAAATGCCGCCTGGCGCAAACACCTTAAAGGCGATTCTGAACCCTTGAAGGCTCTTTTTTCTGATGAAAATATAATCAAATTGACTGAAAAAGTAGATAAGGCCTACAGCTGGGAGAAACAACCGTATGCAGCTTGGCAGCTCTCAAATCTGGCGGGAAATATCACAACGATAAAAGAACGTATTGCAAGGCTTGAGAAAGTGCAGCAGATAGAAGAAAAAGAAGAAGTCATAAACGGGGTAACTATTAAGATAGATAAGGAAGACAACAGGGTAAGGCTTCTTTTTGATGGCATACCTGAGCAGGCAAAACGTGAAACCCTGAAAAGAAACGGTTTCAGGTGGTCTCCTCTTGCAGGAGCATGGCAGCGACAGTTAAGCCCAATTGCGATTAGAAAAGCAAAGGGGATGGCAGAAGCTGAATTTAAAGAGGGGTGGTACTAATGAAAATATTGGGCATGG